TGAACACCGAAGCCTTTGAACGCTTCGTGGCCGAGACCAAAAAGAAAGACGAACTGCTAAAAGATGCCACTGACGATCAAATCAAGTTATTTGAACGTCTGGAAGACACACTAATTAAACTGCGTGACTCTGACGCCAAAGACAGTGCAGAGCTACGCAAAGAGTTGGCCAAGATTGCCGGCGAATTAGAAACCACGGGCGATACTGCAGCCAAGAGCAAAATTGGCGGCGTGCTGGAAAATACACGCAATCGAGCTCGTAGCGGTGCGCGTGGCGATGCTGGTACTCTGGGTGATGCCTGGAGTGCACTCACAGGCAAACAGAAAGTATTAAAAGAAGGCTATGAATTTGATCCGCGCATGGGCGAAAATGCAGTACGCAGAACCAAGGACAATGAATTAGGTAAAGCAGGCAGACTGGCTCAGAAAGGCGAAGTAGTCAGCATGGGTCGCATTGCCGGCGCAGCTAAAATTGCCGGTAACTTTTTCCGTGGCAAGGTTGAAGACTATAATGCTAAAAATGCCAGCAATCTGGGCAGTGACTTTCTGGATCGTACCTTTGGTGGCAATCGACTAGAAGAAGATCGAGCCAGGCTAGGTGCGCGCGCCGAAGCACTGACACAGAGTCGCGGCGGTCAAACTGCTGCATCACCAACGCCAGTACCTGCGGGTCGTGGTCAGCCCATGGCCATGCCCAAGAGCGGCGCCATGAACATCACCGCCACAGTAGTAAATCTACGTGGCCCGTTGAAGTTACCAGCATCCGGAGGACCTGGTTGGTCCGCAGGCAATACCGGCGCTGGTGGTGGCAAAGACTGGCCACCTAAACCCACAGTAACAGCCACTACGCCGGCGCCCATGGCGGCGGCGGCCAAGCCCGAAGAAGAAACCGGGGGCGGACTGGGTTTAGGTGACATGATGCGCGGCGGTGGTAGACTGTTGGGACGTGCCGGCAGCGGAATAATGAGTGCGGGTCGAGGCGCACTAAATCTTGGTCGAGCTGCACTAGGAACAACCGCAGGTGCTACTGTGGCTGCCGGAGCTGCCATGTATGGTGCAAGCCGTCTGGTAGACTATGGCGCAGGAAAACTCGGAGTAGGTAAAGATGAAAAGGGCGAAGATCTGAAGCTTGATACCAAGGCCGATGATTCCAATTGGAATCGCATGTCTTGGTTTGAAAAAGCTCAATCTGGCATGGCTCGTGGCATAGAAAAGGTTGGAGGTTTTGTAGCACCCAACATGGCCAACCAGGCCGCAGCAGATCGCATCAAGAAAGAATCTGAATATTTTGCCAACAAAGACAAACCAACTGTAACGCCAACCACCAACATGGCCGCTCCAATGACCGGCATGGAAGGCGCAGCGCCTGCTCCAATGACCGGCATGCAAGGCGCAGCGCCGAATCGGGGGATGTCGTCGTTGAGTCCCGAAGCACAACGCGCCTTGGCGCCCAGAGCACCAGGTACAGCGCCTGCGCCTGCGCCTAAACCCGTAGCCACGGTTAAACCTGTAGACAAACCCGCTGCCAAGGAAACGGACTACACCAAAGATCCTAGATATCAAAAGCTCTACGAGGAACAGGATGTTGCTCGCAAAGAAAAATATGTAAAGTTATATGGCGAAGACGTCGGTGGCAGAATGGCGGCAGAGCCCATGAATGCCATGGAACAAAGAAATCTAGACATGGCGACCAAAGAACGTTACATGGAAACGTCTAACCAGACAAGCAAAAAAATTGATGGATTGAGCAAAACCAATGCTGTGGCCAAGGAAGCCAACAACAAACCAGTGGTGATCAATCAGCCTGCAGCACCGGCCCCGGCACCCGCTCCGGCGCCGGCCAACAACATGATGGTGCCGCGCGGACAGGTACGCAGCACAGAAAGTGCCATGGAGCGCTACAGCACTCGTAACGCGCATTTTTACTAATAAAAAAAGGGGACCGAAGTCCCCCTGCAGCAAGATTTGCTACAATCAATCGTCGGCTGCTAACTTGGCAAAGTAGCTTAGACTTTCATCATCCTCATCAAAATCGGCTTCAGCCTTGGGTGCTGGTTTAGCCACAGCGGCAGCTGGTTTAGCAGCTGCACGCGGCATATCTAGATCAGCACTCTCAGCACGCACTGCCGGAGCACCTGCGGCATTCAGTACCTGCTCCAGTTTACGCTTGAGTTCTTCATAGCTCTTGAAATGACGCTCATCCATGAAGTCAGACAGGCTGTGTTCCGCTGACCAGATCTTCTCAATTTCAGCATCATCGTCACTCAGTGCAGCTGCACTGGCGAACTCAGACTTGTCATAGTTACGATAACCCTCGACATTGCGGATCTTGATCTTAAAGTCTGCACCCTTCCAAAAGTCAAAAGGATTCAGCGGCTCTTCATCCTGGAACTGAGGCTGCATTACATCCTTGATTTTATCAAAGATCTTTTTGCCAAACTTGAACAGTTTGACCTTGCCTTCGTTGCTAGGATTAGATGGATCAGACACCACATAGACGTTGCAGACATAGCTCAGACGGCATTTCTGCTTGCGGGCGATTTCCTTGTTGGCTTCGCTGCCACTGTTCCAAAGCTCATTGTTGAGTTCGCTGACAGGGTCAGGTTTGCCTATGGTGGTCAGGCTATTCTCAATGTACCACTTGCCAGTAGGACCTTGAAAGCCATGATTCCAGATACGTACCCAAGGAAGTTCTTCACCACGGGGAGGAGGTAGGAAACGAACGACAGCATAACCGTTGCCAGCCTTGTCGACTGTTGGTTGCCAGAAGCGATCATCTTCTTTGCGTTCGCCACCTGCGGGTTGACTGATTTTGTCCACTTCCTTCATCAGGGTGTCAAAACCACCGCGGGATTTTCTAAGATCGGATAGACTATTAAATGCCATTTGTATGCTCCTTATTTGCGTTGTATAAACCGAGTATGGTTGGATTCATCATCAATGTTGTCATCAAACACATCATCATCGGCATCCTCATTTACTGGGGATGCGTCATTATATATATGTTTCTTGTATTTTTCAATGGCTTTTTCTAGCCTTGTTGCCGTTTTATTTTTAATACCTTTACGGCTCTCATCTCTGACGTTACGAAAAGTCTTGCCCATGGTCCTTGACTACTCTGACAAAAGGCCAGTGTGAAATGTACTCGTGTATGCGGTTCTGTGCATGACCAATTTTAACACTAAATTCCTGAGTCTTGCGCAACCGTTCATTGAGCTCATTCACTATCATGGCCAGGTTATTAATATCGGCGTCTAATCTTAAAAATGATACTTCAAGTCTTTCTAAACGATCATCCAGAGACAACTCATCCTGGTCTGAATTTTTCTTCATAGATTTTTCTGAAGGCATCGGTGTCAAATTTTAAAAAAGGTCGATATTTACGTATCAGGCGACTGGTTTCAGGCCACATGAATACACGCTGCATGGTCTGATCATAGTCGTTGCAGAAGTTCAACAATACATCCAGTATCACCACAGTCTCTAGACAGATATGATTGCCAAAGTAGGCTCGCAGTATCAGTGGATGCCGACCAGCTGCATGACTAATCAGATCCGCGCCTTCATCGGCCATCAGATTGGTTAGTGTGTCTAGGTCCTGTGTGAATATGTATCTCAGACTTTCTACTCTGCGTTTCCAGCTCTGATACTGACGAGCTGCATCGGCATTGAACACACCGCCCCAGCGATCGCCCGCAGTAAAATTAGCCACCATGAAGTCACAGATCTCGGCATCCTGATATGTCTTGGTTAACTGCAGGAACTGAAAGGATTTGCCCGAGCCAACAAAACTCTTGTGGCTGGCTCGGATTCGTCCTCGTTGTTTGATCACATCATATTCGTCGGTCTGGAAATGTGCACGCAAAGCCAAATACATCTTGTAGGCTTCAAACTCAGTCATGTTCATAGTGGTAGTCGGGCGCTGCGTTTCATAAGGTTGGCTTCTTCGGCTTCAAAACGAATACGTTCTTTGAGTACTGGATTGATCAGGGGAGCCACGGCTTCAATGTCTATGTCTTTTTCAGTGCAGTAATTGATGATGGTATCCATGCTGCTGATACGATCCAGACGACTCTGAGCCAGCACCCAAGCACTGAACTCATTGGCACTGTTGAATTGTTTGGTGATAACAAATTCATTGGTTAGATTTTCGCCCTGTGCATCCACATTTTTATT